AGGGTTGTCATCTTCCTCTGTCATATCGGAGGTTGACGTGCTCATTTGAGTTGGCTTTGCAGTCCCACCAGCAGTTACCTTTAGGAAACGCTTTTTCAGGTCTTCGTAACTCTTGAACATCTTCTCGTCGTTATAGACGGAAAGATCGAACAACTTTTTCCAATCAATATCACATGTAGAGACATTATCGAAACTCGACTTCTCAAAGTTTGCGTATTTTTCAACCCTGCGAATCTTCAACTTGAAGTTAGCACCTTCCGTTAAACTGAACGGATCGATTGCTACTGCTTCACCGGCATCGAGTTCAACCAGCGGAGGCTGCATCGCGGTTGCAATCATATCAAAGATTTTCTTGCCATACTTGAACTTGAAAATCTTACCTTCGTTCTGAGGATTCTTTGGATCGGAAATGACTTTGATGTTGGAAATGAATGATGTACGACGCTTGCGCTTGCGAACGACTCCCTTGTCGGATTCCAAACCCGAATTCCAAAGAGGACCATTTGCTTCACATACCGGGCATTCTTTATCGATTGTGGTTGGGCACTTCTCGATGAACCAGCCGCCCGGACCTTGGAAACCATGGTCGAATATTTTGGTGAATGGAAGTTGATCGTCGGACTTTGCTGGAAGAAAACGAATGACAGCGAAACCATTACCAGCACTGTCTGTTTCACACCGCCAGAAATCTTCCTTATTATCATCTTGGTTTGAATAGCCGCCCGCTTGTAACTTTTGAACGGCGGCTAGTAGGGCAGGATTAATTGCCATATTGTATCTCCTATATACACGATTGTAAACGAAATGTAAACGCTTTTGGTACTACACGATTATAAACGACGGTTATTTCTTCGCAGATGATATTCTAGTTCTAATGCCAATTCTGTTTGGTCATCATCAAAATCATATTCATCCACGTTACTAATTATGCTTGCTGTGGAATGCTTATAATGACTGCTTTTGTTACGCTTATCTTCCTTGTCATCATCATAAAATGACTTGGCGTACCGCTTAACTGACTTGCCCATTTTGAAACTTATGCTCCTTGATTATTGTTTGAATCTTGTCTTTTTGGTATTTGACAAAAGGTCGATACTTCATACAACGCATTACCAAAGTTTTTGCATATGGATCATTATTACATACTTCTGCCCACGTGTCAAAAAATTTGTTGGTGCCTTCATTATATAGCAAAACAGCACTTTCGACAGTAATAAAACTTGCCTTGATCATTTGCAACAAAGGAGGCTGATTTCCACTCGGAGTTACCGAAAAGATATCAACTCCTTTTGCACGTGATTCTATTTTATTAAGATCGTCTTGGAATACTTTTGTGATTGAATCTTGGATCTTGCGCCACTGTAGATATTCAGATTCAGCGTCCTCATAACTGTTGTAGATAAAGTCCCGATTGCCACGAATAAAGTTAGCAATGCAGAACTGAGCCGCTTTTTCGCGGTTAAAGAACTTACCACCGTAATATTCGAATCTGTGTCTGTCACTTCTAACTCCGTATTTTTCTGGTGAAACCTTTATCTTGCCCGAATACTTTATCACGTCATATGATGCTACGTTGAAATGAAAGTCAATCGCCTTGTGAATCTTGAAAAAAGTCCAACCTGATAACATTATTCACCACAAAAGTTAACCTCAACAACATCAATATCTTTAATCCATTCCGTATAGTAAGATACAGTATGACTGCCCAATCCCAAATTCCACCTTGGTTTGGCTTTTGTTATGATACATTGAATTTTTAATCTAGGATTATCATAGGTGTTATCAATATAACATAGACCGGTAAACTTGTTAATTTTCAGCATTGGATAATGCGCTTTGCACTAATATTCCACTTGCTTGATTCTCAACATACAAATGATTTGAATAATAAGACCGATGATGATAAGCAATGCACCATCGATTATTTGTATTCCGCGAATAAGATCATCAATAGACATTCCTATTCCAAGCCCGATACTAATCATGGAAAGATACCGAAAGATAATCATACTAGATTATACTCCAAAATATAATATATCGCAATCGCAGCACAAAGACGAACACCGCGGACCACACGTTGTCAGTCATTGCCGATAAGATTCCGACAATGACGTTCATCGGCTACAAAATGTTATATACAGTTCTCATATTCATACGGGCAGACTCGCTTCCTTCATTATAAGACCCGTTTCCATTGCATCATTCTTGATCAGTTCTTTCATGGGACGAGTAATCAGAGGCACAACATCATCAACGTCAATACAATACTCTGTGCAATAATCGAGAACTGCATCGATCATGTTGATACGCTTTTCTATCATTCGATCTTGAATTATACTCAAGAATGCCTCGGGAGTCAAAAATAGATCATGTTCCTTCATGAAGTTGTGCCTCCATTTCGCGTTCCATTTCCTTCATTTGAATGTCGATAATTTCTTCGACAATACCGTCACGTTCATATGCAAGTTCAATAAGTTGACGTTTCATGTAAGCAATTTCTTCTTCCAATCGACGCACTTTTACTTGAAGTTCAATTTGATCACCCTTACTCAATGCACGAAATTCGGTCATGTTATGCACCTTTCATCAAAGGAATTTTATTCGCAAACCAGTCAGCAACGACCCACCGATCCAGAAGTTCATAATAGATTGCCCATCCGTACGGATCACTTTCGTCCATCTTGTACTTTCGTGCTGTATCTTGATCGTTGATAAAGTTTGACATTTCTTGTCTCACATCATTGAATTCCTGGCGCATATAATTCATGTAAGTTTCCTCATTGCCGTTCTTTTTTGCGTAGTCCAACAACTTACAACGTTTTTGAAACAGATTTACTCCTTCAAGAGTTTTCAGTTTCAATGTGGTGTTAGGTGTGTCCGTTGTCACAACAGATACACCATGAGAAAGAAGGGACGTAGGAATCCGAAACATTTTATTACCCGTTCAGTGATGTTGCTAGAGAAATTCCAGAGACCGATTCAAGATAACGCTTTTCGTACTCGGTTACGCTCTCGGTGTACATATTGATTGCGTGGTACGGGAAGAAAGCTGGGTGATCATCGTCAGCTAGGAGCAACGGGGTCTCGAATGATGCACCAGTACCTTGCTGAGTTTGCATCATCCACAAGGCGCAAGGCTGGTACAACCATATACCCTCCATATTAGTAGTTGCTGGCAGAAAACCACCGCATACTTGACCGATAATTTAGTCATAGGTTGACAGTTTGTTAATTACTACTTGCATTTAGATTTCTCCGCTGGGTTGATTGTCATAGAAATCCTTTTGTCTCGTTGCTGAAACAGGAGGATCAATTAGTGTGCCCCTGATTCGGACAGAGTGTGTTCTTTGGTTTTTCTTGACAATTCATTTCATTCTTCATGATGTAAAAACGACACGTATACATTGCCGCATACGTGGCATTTATTGTCAATAAATTACAGTTCAATCATCTGATAACGAGGACCGTTAATCGTTTGCATAACAATCGACAATGGATCAAAGTTTTCTGCTTTCAACACGGACTTCATGATTGCAGGCGAGAATCCTGAAATCAATGCAACACCATCTGTACGGACCGTCGTCGGCGCGTTTGCGTGTATTGCATTCAAGTTCCAGAAAACAATCTTCGGAACTTCGTACCCTGCCGCTTCATACTTTGTACGAATCATTTCCAGCCCAGACATGTTGGAGCATCTATCAAACTGCATATCTGACATGATCAAGATGAACTTGGGCATTTCAGATACTTCAACCTTGTTACGAGTTGCCACCTCCAATACTTCATCGAATGCCGCGGTGATGTTGGTGTTCATACCCCAGTCGGAGCGTTGCATTTGCGACATCTTTTGTTGAATGTTACCGGTCAACTGCACCAATTGAGGCTTCTCCGAGAACGTCAAGAACATGCCGTTGAATGCGCCTTGTTGCTTATCTGCAATATACAGACCAAGAGACACTGCAATATCCATACAACTCACGTTGCTGCCAGCAGGGCAGTTCATTGACCCCGACACGTCTACCATAGTCAGAATCTTATCATCGCCCAAATAGTTAGGCAGTGCGCCCCATTGCGCCATACCAACGGTTGCGTCACCACGGCGCATACCTTGAATAACTTGGTACGGGAAGATCGCCGATGCATTGATCTTCGCTTCGCCCTTCGTCAAGGCTTCCTTGTACTTCATATATTGCGCGGTCGCATTCTTGGTGAATGCCTTCATGTAAATCTTTGACGCAACAGAAGGCAACTTGTCAAATTCGATCTTATCCCATTCTTGGGCACACATTGACTGTTCAACGACGTTAGTCATTGAAACCAAAGTCTTGCGATACTGCTTTGGCGTCATCTTCATGAACTTACGCAATTCGACTGCTGCCAGCCCTTTACGATCTTGCCACTTAGCGCACAACTGCGCGCTAGACAAATTTTGACGACAGATTGATTCTAATTGTGTTTTGTAAGACATTTTAACCCTTTCAAGGTATCCATTTATATATAATATATCAATTAATAATTTAAGTCAATGACAAATAATGATTCATTTTATAGACAACAAATACACTAAGTGGTATTTTCAAATAATAGATAAAGCTATTGCCCGGGCGAAAACAAGAAAAGATGCTAAATTAATGCTAGGAGAAGTAGAAGGTCATCACATTTATCCTAAATCTATTATTAAAAATAATCAACTTGTTTATCTTAGCATTAAAGAACATTTTGTTTGTCATTGGTTGCTGACTAAAATGACCAGTGGATCAGACAAATACAAAATGGAACACGCTATGACATTTTTTACAAAAAGACAATCTTTAACTCCATTTGAGATTAAAATAATGTTGTCGTTTAAACATAAACCATGTTCTGACGAGAGACGATTTAATATAAGTCAAGCTAGAAAACACACTCAAAAGAAATTGTGCCCACATTGTAATCGAGAAACTGATCCTGGAAATTATATTAGATTTCATGGTGATAATTGTAAATTTAATCCAGCCGTAGATCAAGAACATATCAAAAATAGATCAGATGCCGCGAAATTGAATATTATGAAACTGATTGAGAATAATACATATTCAAAACCTAAACCGTTAGTTGGAGAATTTACTTGTCCACATTGCGGCAAAATTGGAACCAATTACGGTGCAATGAAACAACATCATTTTAATAATTGCCCACATTTTACTGGTGAGATGAGTAAATGTAGAGTTAAACCATTATTGTGCTGCTGTATGATATGCAAAAAAGAAATTGATAATGCAAACATCGTTAGACATTATTCAAAATGCTCCAACAATTCTTTACAATCATCTTCAGACAACGATTCAATTATTTCCAATATGTGACGGGATTTTATCCCATTTTTGAGAGTTTTTGATATAATTTTATATGCAACTTCCTTGGTATCAGCCGCGGTGAAGATCAACAGATCATCCCAACGACCATATTCGGGGATCAACGGAATTAGCCGCTTACATGCGTTCACGTCAGTCTTTTCCAACTGTAACATCAGATTACGGAACGTCAAACGTTCGCCCGCGCCGCCACGAATATCACGTGCCCAAAATAGGGTACGAGCCGCTAGGGTCTTGTCCTCGGCGAATGCGCGAGAGAATTCAGCAGCAATCTTAGGTTGTGCATTACGTGACGAGCCGATCGAATAAAACAGGTCGACAATAGACTTGCCAGTGTTGGTAAAAGCCTTCATGCCGTTGGTGGTTGAGGTAACTGCGGGAGCGTTTACTGCTTGTGCAAAAGTGTTCATTGTATTACTCCAATAATTAACAGAATGTTTGAGGGGATTTATAAGTCCCTCGGAATCGCTTTGCAGATAGTGTTTGCTGCAAACATTCTAAAACTACTTCATTTTGACAGGATAACAGAAGCCCTAGGTCCCACGTCCGTATATACTCGGCGCCGGACCCTTATAACTTCTAGGCATTAGCGATATTTTAAGTGTATGCTGTAGTCATCCTAAATTTTACAACTTTAACAGGATAGAGATCATGGCTTTCCCCTTAGCACTTGTCTTTTCAAGTGTCATCAAGTAATTTCCTTGAACATCACCAACTGATTCGACGTTGGCTCTAACGTGTCTTTCCAAGTTGTCACCGTCTTTCCCGGTAGTCAGCCTTTCACACAAGTTAGGGCAATCTTAGTAGGTCTTTTAAAATTTGTTGCTGTATCTATCCTAATATATCATTAAAGAGCAGTTTATAACTTATACATCTATTATATAGTAAAACTTATTTTTCGTCAAACTTTTATGATGTTTTTACAGTCACGTCGGTCTTGAACAGAATGCCACAGAGAGCGGTAATGCCCCATGCTTGCAGCCAACCAATTGTCACAAGACCTATAACAGCCTGCACCAAGCAGAAGTTCCAAAGCCGCATCACAGGCAGAGAAACCATCAGCCCAATTACGAGCATGATCAATACGGTAAGAGAGAGAATTTAGTCAAGAGATCCGTAATATAAAATTCCTTTGTTCAGAGATAAGGGAAAACGTTTTCTTCTTGTTCGAGTTTCAAAGCATCTTCCAGACGCGCGAAAGTTTTGGCAGAATCTGCGCTAACCAACCATTCGCCTTTTCGATAAATGTAGTCGTATTCTTCGAAGTTGCCATGATTTTGATAGTGTTCGAAAGACGGATGACGATGCACTTGCAATTCATCCCCGCGGTCACGATGATAAAACTTGCAGATACCATCATGAGACTTATCAAACTCGTGCTTACGCCCAATTTCCTCTGCCAAGACAGAGCAGGCGCCGCATGAAATCAGATCACGAATCTTTTTCGGGTCTTGATAATGATTGAACAAAATCTTACCATTCCAAGAAATGTAACCATCCCAGTGAACGTAAATCTGTTCGATTGAGCCATCTCCGCATTCGAATGCCACTGTTGAGCGAGTTGCCATTTTGTGTTGTCTTTCGTTTTACGATGATTACATGTTACATGAAGGTATATTTATTGTCAACGCCTTTCATCAAAAAAGATCCTACGCCAAGAACAACACCACCGACTGCGAATAGTACACATTGAGCCCATGCTGTCAGTCCAAAAAGAACAACCGCTCCAATCCACATAACCAAACGCATCTTCATAGCAGACCCCAAAGTTTCATTACATGCTCAATCGTCAAGTACCATGCCCACAGAGGGAATAGAAATGCGAACAGCGTACTCAAGAATCCTTGAGCATACACTATACCCATGATCCACATAATAAGGGTTAACGGCTTCCAAATCATGCTAGTTCCTTCTCTACGTTTGTTTTACGAGACTTCCATTGCACTATGACCGCAAATTGACGATGATACATGTCGGCGAATGCTTCTTTACGTTCAGATTTAGACCAAGCCCGACGATATTTTATCGTTTCCTTTCGACAAAATTAAGCTTCTTCGCTGATGCACGTATCTTTATCCTCTTGATTATCGAACACAATCTTATACGACTTCAATGGAGGGTCATATTCATACAGAGGTACGAAACCCATACGCGCAATTCATCTTTCATGTTGCTTTCCTATATTTTAGTAGTAGATAAATCCAAAAAATGTTTGAAGTCATGATAAACAAGCCGCCAACGAAACTAATCCATTGCCCCAGATGCGGGTAAAAATATAAGTTCCAGATTCCCCAGCCAGTGAAGAATATAGTGCTTACGATACTCACACCAGCAACCGCTTTATCTTTAAGAACATGCCGGCAATGATCAAGAATAAATGCACCACCTAACAGTTCAAACGAGCCATTGATCAGATCGGGTATGCTCATTGTACGATGTACCACAAAATAAGTTTGATCATGGGAAGACTCATTAAAAGATTCCCAAGCAAGAAACCCAATTCTGCTTACCATCATGAACTTCTAGACCTGCTAATAAAATACTGCCACCAAAAACAAAAAGAAAGCAACTCCAAAGAAAAAGTAGAGGTGTCATTATTTTCCTTTGTATTCCGTAGCATAAAAGCCAGACCCCTTGAATGCAAAAGACGGCGCTGAAAATTGTTTATGTAACACCGTACCACACTTAGAACAAACTGGAACAGTCTTACTCGCGTCTTCCGAGCGAATCATCATATCGACTTCATTTCCACAAGCGGGGCATTTATAAGCATACAGAGGCATCTTTATTCGCCGTAGTAGTAGTAGTTGTTGTTGTTGATTGTGACGTTTGGTTGTTCTTGTGGAGGTTCAACGTAGATAACACGAGGTTTCGGTTCACGACGAATAATATCCGCAGTCACCCCGATGATAATCATACCAGCAGCAATACCTGCAAGATTGTTCATTCGGTATCCGTCACGACAATGATCATTATGACGAACATATTTCATATGAGTAATGAAATTACGATGGTACGTATCATAGACTCGATGCTCTGAGTTATAATATCGATGATATTCATCCGCTGAGGATGTCTTCATACAACCGATCAGCGACAACAAAATACCAGCAACAATAAACTTTTTCATATTTAATCCTTTATATAAAGTGATGCGTCAACAACACGGAAAGCAAATTCAAAAATTTCCATGAGAACTTCTGGATCCCCTCCGCACAGATTCAGCCCATACAACGTATGATGTCGTTTATAATCCTCGTATGCCTTTGGATATTTGGTCTTGATATATATATATATAGAGCAATACCAGCACCCATGACACCTTCCGTATTACAACCGTGAGCAATGACAGTGTCCCTTTCAGGATCAAGATTTGCGAAAACGTCACCTTTAATTGTTTTGATCATTTCGTTCATCAATAATAAGATTTAAATGATTTACTTCAACCGAAGCAGAAGCCAATAACTTACTCAACGATAAAACATATGCAGAATCAAGCATATGTGTAATTCTCACTTCATCAGTACCAGATATGATTTTCACAACATACGAGGCAATTATATCTTTATCGTTATTCTTTATTTCTTCGTATTTTTTCAGAAATTCCAACAATTTCAACCGAAATACTCATTTTAGTCTCCGTGATGTGTCATGATAGGACGATTCTTCATGTATTTGCGAACTTCATCCCAAGAAAAAAGCCCCATATCCCTCTGCGGACGAGCATCGATACCAACGTCCATGGCTTTGCCTATGATACCCATATCCTTACCATGGACGTGACCATAAAGCATGAAACTGTCTCGATGCATCTTGTTCCATTCCATAATCGGGTAATGGAAAAGACAAACATCAACGCCATCGATCTTATGTTCCATGTAATCAGATACACGCTCAAATCGTTTTGCGGTTTCCGCATTTAGCCAGTTGTCGTGGTTACCCTTGATCAGATAAATGGCACCGTTCAGTCGCCGCAGAATTTCACTCGTCTTTTCTGACGTGGTAAACGAGAAGTCGCCCAGACAGTAAACTGTGTCGCCCAGTGAAACTTGTTCGTTCCACTTTGCAATCATCAGTTCGGTCATTTCGATATGATCCTTACCCTTGCGGGTTCTAGGGCAGAACTTCAAAATGTTCTTATGATAATGATGATTGTCACTTGTAAACCAGATGTTCATAATAAAATCTCCTAACCTCAATATGGCTACATCATACAGACACGTTGATTTATTGCCAACGTCTTTTGTTGGGGGAAGTCAAAACCCTGATGGCCACATCCTCTGGAACATTATATTGCTTCCAAAAATCCTTCACTTTATCAACGTCCTTTGTCTGCTCGTGCATCAGAATTCCAGTCTGAACCGCTAGGAACGTCTTATAGTCTTTTCGGTACTCGTCATAGTTCATTTTGTTTGCCAATCTTCATTCAATAATCTCATACTCATAAAAACTGCTTCATCCAGAGTACATCGTTTTCGAGGATCGTCAGATTTACTTGATATAATTGCTTGCATATCATCGTCACCGATATCAATACCTCGAACTTTATCGGAATATGTTGTTCTACCAGAAAACATATACAAATATTTCATGTCCATAGATGCCCACGAATCTTAATAAGTCGAACCATCATTTCTTCATCCTCTGCATCAAATTCTGCTTCGATTTCGAAGATTCGTTTTGCGTAATCTTTACCGTACTTTGTCTTGATTTCCTCCAAATCTTCACCATAAACGTCGGTACGATCCGGGCGAACGTAATTCCACCAATGATAGATTGTATATAGCTCCTTCGCGGCAATCGCTTGACCCGACGGTTGACCCGTCGGCTTTCCAGCAAGATCAACACCGTCAAATACGTTATCATATGTCAGCGTCTTTTCCCAGCGAAGATACTCCAATCCAAGTTTTTCATTATCAAATTCACAGAAATGTCGAAATGGCCACTTTGTTTTCCAAAAAGGAAGATCAAATTTCTCACTATTATGCCAGATATACCGCATCCATGCTTTCTGATTTCGAACAAAATCATTCATAATCGCCATCATGGAATGCAACATTAAATCGTCAGATTCATGCCATTTCCCCGGTTTCAGTGTTGTGACGACCATATGACTTTTCGTTACGAATCTATTTTTGAAGTAATAGGTAAGATTTCTAATCTTATCATATGGCCAATAAACGAAACTTTGAATGTCATTGAAAAATTCATCTGTCAACCAAAAGATGAACGGCGATTTCTGCTTACATTGTTCGTCGTGCAAGTCCCAGTCTTTCCATGACAATGCTGTTGGAATGGAAAATCCTGCTCGTCTTTTCAGGTATAAAGCAAGTCTACTATGCGACCAATAACTTGTTCTCATTTTCTTCCGCACTTATTAATGTATACGTTTCGTTCGTAAACTTCTCTCTCGCTTAACCACTTTCTGCGAAATATAGAAAATCTTACTTCAACATACACCGCGCACTTGTTTTCGTCGCGCATTATTTTCCATCGCCCAGTCAAGTTGTTTGTAATATCAGGACCAAGACCGGCATCATATTCGTACATGTACAATCGTATCATTTACAAAACCACCTTAAAAAACGTTTATCTTTTTTATCAGCTTTCAGTTCAAGTATTCGATCATCAAGTTCAAACATGTTGCCTGCTGGACCGCACTCGCTTCCATATTTTCATTCAAAACTACAAAGCACCTGTGGCGTCCGTCAACTGGGTTTATATTACCAATCATGCAACCCGCATATTCATATCTAATAGGAGCATTCGGTTAATGATGAACTTCAATATGTTTACAATCCTTACATAGTTTCATGTTGAGTCTCTTTTCGGTACGATATCAACAACCAATTTAAGACCAACCATCTCGTTCAACAATTGTCTTCCCATCAGTACAGCAGTTAACCACTGATCAGCATTATTTGTTATCATCGTAAGACACCCCTTGGATTTCTCTAGCAGACGCTTCTTAACCCTCGATGTCTCCTAGCCACTTAAACGGTTAGTCTGCCCAGGCTCTCATTTCGTTCACTTCACCCCATCTACTAGCTAGACCGCGACCCCGACCCCGATCCCGATCGCGGCGCAGCGGCGAGCATGGCTTTGTAAATCGAGAGGGACTCGCCTTTTTCTGCTCCTAAGTGACTATGACTACATCATACATGAGTGCCGAATTATTGTCAATCAATCTTCCCAACGATCGCGCATTTGTTGAACCTTTTCAGCAGGAACACCATGTACGTTCTCGAATTCGCCCGTACAATGAATCAGAATAACATCAACACCGAATTCCGCTGCCATTTTGTAATACTCAGTACGTTCCCACCGCTTGGTGAACGTGTTGGATACGGCAACTGTCTTGCCAGCTTCAAGAGCACCGCGTGCTTCATTTTGGCACCATTTATGTGCCATAGGCAACAACTGTGCATTGAACTTGTAACCGGTCGGCGATGCTGTAATTGTGAAGAACATATCTGCTTCAAACATACAATTAACATCACCATCGGTTAACATCTTCTTGGCGAGAGTTGACTTGCCAGCGCCGGGCGCGCCGCCGATCAAAACTAACATTTGTGCCATTTCGGTTCTCGTAAACTCGCTATCAACGATTACATCATATAGAAAAAGGGAATTATATTCAAGTAAATTGTAATTCCCTTTAGTTTTCAATCACTTACTGATTAGAGATTGATCGAACTTCGTCAAACGTCTGTTCACGCACGACCTTGCCATTGAGATAGACCATCTCCATCTGAGGTATCCATTCATCAGCAACTCCCTTTGAGTAGCCAATTGAACACCATTCGCCAGTCAGTCGAGACTTGTACGCCATGACGCGACCCTTCTTGCTGTTCTTACCGGGAGCCTCTTTATACACGTCAATCCACTTCCCATTGACTCGTGCGGCACTTGCTTTCATGGCAAACTTTTGCGTGTCACGATTGATGCCTTGCAGCAGAGCACCGCCCATACCGAATGCAATGCTGTCAGCAGAATATCCGTTGATCTTGAACGTTTCCAGAATCTCCTTGATTGATTCGTAGTTGATACCGTCGCCATAAATCACGCGAACAGTATTAAGCACACGATACCCCTTCGAATTCATTACGGAACCAAAGTAGTTGTTCAGAATCTTCACAACTTTCAGCGAAGTTTCAACAGGATCGCCAGAGTCGGGGCGAACCACCAGAGTTGCGCCAGAGTCGATTAGTTGTTGCTTGAACGTAGTTCCCCAAGTTTTACATGCCTTGGCAATATCATATGAATCAGATACGACAGCGAACAGTGCTCCCGGCTTTGCGAATTGATCAATCATACGTTGCATCTGCTTGACTTCGCCCTCTTTCCCGAGAATCGTCATTGTGCTGTGTTCCGCGGCAGGAATCGAATATCCCATCATTTGATCAGACGGACCGTAATATTCTTGTGCAGCCAGAATGCCAGAAACAGTGTCAGTGCCCATGAAGTTGACGAGGTGAGCCATGCCGCCAATGGCAGCAGATTCTTGGCTTGATACACCACGGGCGCCAAAGTCGTGCAGTTTGAAGTTGATCAGAGAACTATCCCCAGTCTTTTCAAGATAGTAAGAAATCATCTTCTTGATGTACTTTGACTGGGTTGCAACCGTGGTCGGATACCACACGCCACGCAGCAGCATCGTTTCAACAAATGAAGTCAGCCAAGCACATTCTGGGTCACTGTTGAGCACAGTGACAAGAGGAACCCCCGTCGGAACCATGGTGCCTTCTGGCACCGCATAGATTTGTAGTGGCAGTTTGCCTTTGTGCGCGTTTAGAATGTATTCCCAGCCAGCGCGATTGAACGGTTCACCGTGGTTGGCATAGAACATTTCTGCTTGATCGATCATTGCCTTGGTAATAGGAGTCTCCATGTACTCCTTCATAAAGGCTTGCAGACCGAAAAACAGAGTCTTGTCGAACTTTCCGCCTCGGGACTCAATATACGAATAAACGTATTCGGTTCCGTCTGGGTAACCGAGAAAGTGTGAATTTTTATAACTATCAGTATTAAGTAGAATGTTGTCTTTGTATTTCATTTGAAAACTCCTTTCAAAATTGAGTGACATTGATCTTTTCATTGCCACACCTAGAAATATTCTAGGATTTTTCCTTACATTTATCAAAGTGCCATCTATACATCACCATATGTCAGTTCTTGCTTCGGGTCTCGCTCTAGCTGTGCATTGAAACTTACTCCCATATCTGAGTGATTGACCACCTCGGGTACTGTATCTCTCTCTCGTAGTCATAGGGATACGGATTTGGTACAGTAAAGTATTCAACCTCCCCGACTTTTACAACCATCTTGTTGCTGAAAATTGTAACGGCGACCATAAACTTTCGTAACTATGTTGTCGAGGTCATCACGCCGAATAACTTTCACTTCACTGGTCTTGATTGTCATGTTGACCTTCCGTATCAAATGGCTTAAAACTTTAGAAAAAAACTCAAAATAAATGAATGATCTTCAAAGAACTGATTCTGCATGTCTTTCAGTTTTCCAAGAGAAACCCATTGAGCATCAGCAGCATCATCATCGCCCTTAACCTTCGGAAGTTCTCCCGTCTGAATCTCATAGTAGAATGCATTCGTAATCGTCCGACCACGGAGACTTCGGTGCGGATGATCGAATACTTTGAATCCTTTCTGACTTCCCTTGATTACCTTTTCTGGAAGTTTCAGTCGAGTTTCTTCACGCAGTTCCCGAATACTTCCTTCTTCCAGAGTTTCATTCTGGTCCAGAAATCCTCCCGGAAGTGCCCAGAGACCCTTTCCCGGCTCTGCTCCACGCTTAACCAAAAGAACATGCCCAGAATGAACAAATACCGAATCAACAGTCACAAAAGTGGGAGCATATGGCGCAGTTTCCCACTTGCGCTTATATTCTTTGATGAACTTCCATTCGCGTTTCAGTTGTGCAAAGGTTTCCGTAGAGTTGAAATTGCGCATAAACTCATATGTACTCGGTGAAACACGACCAGAATAATCATGCCCAGAGTACCAGTCACGTCGAATGTCTGTTGCGTTTGTTCCGTTGCACTCTTTTGCTTCGATGAAATCCCATTGGGGAAACATGTCAAGATAGAACGAGGAAGCATCCTTGTGGTACCCAATCAGTGCAGTTTTACCGATCAGGTCTTGCGTTGCGTTTTGTACGGACTGAACCCACAAGTTATCATTATACGGGCTATCTTCAATGTCACGAACAAGAACTCGCCGGCGATCCCATGACGGATTCGCTTTCAGAATAATTTTGTGACGCTCTTCGGACGTGAACGGATTCTTGATGTTTCGCGCAACGTTGGTTGAACCAATCAGAATCACAAGATTGTCTGACAGAGTCAGAGCATAATCAGCGACAGCTTGGTGACCGTTGTGCCATGGCGAAAATCTGCCGATGAAAATGATATTGTCGTATTTTTTAGTCATAACATAATTCCTATGTCATTGTTGATAGAATCGCAAAAGACGCGATTCTAGTTTACTTGTTACATGAACTTGTGGTGTTCGCCTTTTCTTTTACTACATCACCCACCTGCTTCACCAGGTACAATTCAGGTTTGACAACTGCAACATAATTCCAAACGTCTGTCAAACGATTATATGACATTGCAGCAGGAAATAATGAGACACATATTGCAACAAAGAGTAAGACCGACAGACTTTCATTTGCCATCTTATCCAATTCTTTTGACTAATTGCGTTTCTTGAAACCAGTGTAAATCCAGAGCCAGAACGAAAATGACTGCAATACCCGTTATTAGACCCGTTATCAGCGTTTGAATTGCGTTAATTCGAACGATCCGCAAAATCGCATCCGTCGCTTGCTGCCCGTATTTCGTGATTGCGTCTGTTACAATATGTTGGGCTGCTTCGAACATGTTACCCGACGATTGAACAGTGTCGGCAACAAAATCACCAACCTTATCTACTGCCTTGGCGGCCACTTGAACCATAGTTAATGTATTACTCATTTGATTTCCTTTTCAATTTCTTCAAGTCGTTTTTTTTTTGAGTTGAACACGCTCTTCGATCAATTTAGTTTGATCAATGAAAGGTCCTTTTTGTATCTCGATTTTCTTTATCGATCCGCCGCCTCGTCAAGTCCAGAAGCGTTTCAAAGTTACCGCGTATTCGACAACTTCTTTCAGCGTTCCTTCAAAGTACCCCAAAGTCGATTCATAGTGAGTGCCGTCGAAGTCTGGAGGGTCATCTTCGCCCGTAACTAACCAAACACCTTTCATATGCAGACCTATTTGGAGTAAGTTTCTCCCGCGACCCTGCATGTATTTTTGGTACTTTGATATTTTGATATTTCTGTAGTCATTCTAAACTCCTTAGAACGTTTGATAGAGGAAGCTCTTTGCTTCTTCTTAGTGTATTTAGTATCCCATACTGACGAAATTAAGTCAAGTGGTTAGATCGTCCGAACTTGCTGTCACAATCGTACATTGATACGTTCCGTCACCTCTGTCACCCAGACGTGCCACTCCAAGACTGTCAACAATCGTTGCAGATGATGCTGTGACTATCTTAGCAGTATGCCCGCAATCAGCCAAGATCATGTCTCCCAGGCGTGCTGTGCCGATTGAATCTGTCATTGTGTCATGTGACGCTTGAATGATTTTACCATTCTGTTTACCGTGAACTTTACAAGTTCCAACCGTCTTATCACCTAATCGAGCAATACCGATCACGTTGGTCCCCAAGTCGTATCCCAACTTTTGGAGATAATACTACCGTTCTCTCCGATTGTCAGAACGTTGCCCTTTACGTCTGTTATAACAGCGGTAACCTTTGCAATCTCTATAAAGTTAGGATCATATGGAATGCCCACCCAGTACCATCCGTTCACATAATTAGCAGGTTCTTGTTGGTCGTTTATATAAAAATACTGACTTTGAATGTCGTTTACATGCTTGTCGATAACGAGTCTATGACCCTCTTGACCACTCATGTTAAGCAATTCGATATGAGCAACGATAGGTTCAATCGGTGCACCAGGGATATCACTACTTTCATCGGATAACGGATCAACAGTCTTACCACCATATGGCGCCAACAACGTCTTTAGATTGTCTCTTTCTGCTGTGATTCCGTTGATCATGTCGGAAACGTTCATCGTAGAAAGTGTATTGGTGGAGATGTTTGAAACGTCTGTCATTCCAACCTTCCATTTCCCCGTCACAGAATCCTTATCAAATGTCTGTTTTGTGACAGATTGAAGACCCTGGCTATTGGGAATGATCGAAGGATTTGTTCCATGAATAGCAGCAAGAATATTGCTGCCAGATAACGAGGTCTTCATGCCAGTTGATGCTTGAATCGATGCTAGATTCATCGAATCAAAATGACCTTGAATATTTCCTAGTGATGTAGTTATCGAATCAAACACTTCTGCAGGAACACTTGTCATGTCTGGATTCGCAGCAAGAGTGCTATTCACCAGATTTATCACGTCAGCAATCGCCTGACGTGAATTCTTTTCGAACTCTTTATTTGAATTTGACGGGTCATTCCATAATCCAGATATTGTTGATGCACTTCCTACACCATCGATGGCATTATTTAGAAATGCTTCGTATGTTGATTGAAACCCCATTAATCGTTCCTCGCATAAAATGTGTGGTGCCCGATTGTTCCAATCTTTCTCAATTTAGACCAGTCAGCCCATCCGGGATGAACTGCCGTTGTATGATAAGACACCGCTGTTTTATACTTATGTGGTAACGAAATAGACGTTCCAGCATACACCATCTTGGCCACCGTCATACTTCGGTTGTCATAGTAGATTCCGTGTAGCCCAGAGAATTGTGCTTTCTGATAAACTACGGCACATATATCAGCCGGGTAGTGTTTACTTCGCGCTCTGTTCAAGATTACTTTACCAACTAGATATTGCCCTTCTAGTGGTTCTCCTCTGGATTCATGATATACAGCACTAGCAATACATTTTAAGTCTGATTGAATATGCGGTGTTGCAAACAACAGAGTCATTAAGATGGGCGTGAAGATCGCCACGGTAATTCTCCTAGATATGCTTGAACGATCCAGTTGTCCAAATATCGGTGGTTACTGGAAATACTTCATTATGAATGTAATGTAACAACATGATTTCCTCCGCACAAGACAAAGGAAACCCTGCCCTTCCTACTCGATGCGAATCATACAACAATTCATCGAGACAGCCCGTGCATTCGGATAAACCCCACAACAGTGTCAGCTTTACTGGCGCGTGAGGAAATTGTGTTTCTAGATTAGAGTACATCTAGTATTTAGTCATTATAACGTAATTTGTTTACACACCAAGTCGGTTATTCAAGTGATAATAATCACGATGTCTGGCATGACCCATTCATCGAAACCACATTCTTCAATCATAGTTTCAATATATGATGCCAGACTGTGGATCGAAATATTGCTTAGTTTGATTCGCGTCGATCTTCCTGTCGTTCCTTACCAGTCCGCTTCTTTTGATACTGGTATGTTGATTCTGCATCAATCATCGCCTTGATATACGCACGACGAAGATTCTTGTCATCGATCAATGCAGCCACACGCTTGTATTGCCCCGGAAGTGATACTTTTTGCATATAATATTTCCTTTAGTTAGTTTTAGTTTCTTTTAATGCTCGTCCATCGTGTTTGCCAGTTCCATCGAGTCTAATAACAACCTTTTTCATTTTGTTTCCTTCATTCACGGTATTCAATGACCACTTCTTTTGTTAGTACGCGGTACAACCAGTCCATTAGATGCGCGAAAGGTTCGCCGTTGCCGGCATGGGCAGAGAATCCTCGATATTTGATGATATCTAAACAGAGGTGTGACAGTTCGTGGATCAACGTCCCAGTGCAACCATCGAAATGCCCGATAATATAGACCATCGAACCATCCTCGGCATGACCCTGCGCAAACAATCCAACCTGGAAGTCTTCCGCATGTTCATCGATATCACAGTCTTCACAAATCTGATCAAACTCTTCGCATGTCTTGACGTAATGTAACACACTGTCATAGATGGGAATTCTAAACTTCATCATGTTTCCTTTAGTACTTTCCTAGAAACACAAAGCGCATTTAGTTTGACATTTTTACCATGCCGAACGTCAAGTTTTCGCAGTCGTTCAAGTTCAGTAATGCCAGCTTGGCATTGTTCGTAGGAAGACGCTTCGATGAAATTATGTATGTTATCGGTCGGCCTTCCGGTTATGATCATAAAAACTAGAACATAATGTTCCATTACTTCACCTTCACGATATACCCATTTTCAACCTTACACTCTGCCCACCACTTGTGTGGTTGAGGATAATGTGGTCCTTCGGCGGTAATATTTCCGTTCTGAATTTCATTACCGCCGCATGGGCCGGGTTGATAATAACTGATCTTCTTACCATCGGCGACTGCTTCTTTTAATGCCTTCTTGGGTTGAAAATTGATGTTCGTGTACATTGTCATTTTATTCACCTGTCAATTCGTGTAGTAATGAAGCGGGCGTTCGAACATACCACGTTCGTTACGATAGATGGAAATCAGCATTGTGCGAGGAACCTGTTGTTTGCCTTTTAGTTCGCCAGTTTTAATGATGCAACGTTGTGTTTGGTCGTAGTTGACGTTCAGCCCAGGTGGCCACATCTCAACCAAACCTTCCGATTCAAGGGATTCGTTCAATGTGTTGAACCAGTTTTGCTTGACAGACATTTTGTTGCTCCTAAGTGACTATGACTACATCTTACATGAGTGTCGAATTATTGTCAAGTCAACATCTATCAATTTCTCATTAATAAAATTAACTTACCGCTCAACGACGGTGTATGGTATCGGAACAATAAGACCTTTTCCAGACATAAACCGTACATCGAAACCACAGTTTTCTAGTTTAATCACTACTCGTCTAAAATGATCAGAATCTTTATTTTGCCAAAATTGACCCCGAAGTTCTGTAGAAAATTTACCTAGCCTTGCGGCATTCTCAATCTGAATGCTTCATCATAATATCTGTCATAGGGTTGTCTAGCAATATTTCTAGCATCTGTTGCAGTTAAGTACGTCATGTTAACCCCGTATATATTTTAATTCAACTCCAGACACTCTAAGTGCCACCAGTGAAGAATCATCAATTGGAAACTCTAATCTAACAACCCCAGTTTGATAATCAATTCTATGTATCGGATCAGGGAGGTGGTGTTCATAATTCTCATCACACTCAACCACAAGACGATCAGATAAGTATGCGGTTACTGTTGGTTTCATCTTACTTCTCCAGAATGTAAGGCTTAACCCATTGTCCAACATTAACATCAACGTACCAACCCACATCAAAATAATCGGCTTGAATGTCAGAGTTATCATGATTGCCGATATTCATGGCGGTAAACAGTTCAGCCAAACACTCCTTAGCTTTGCCGCTGAAATGCTCAGAATACCAGTAAGGGTTAGGGGACAGACTAACCGTAGCCTTCTGAAAATTTGGGCGAAAGTGTTCGTTGACTTCGTTAAAATTTCCGATGAAGTCAATCGAACCACTCTTGATGTTGACAACCAATGTTGAGTGATCGCGGACAGCAATCGAACCCTTCAAGCCATACTTTTTCATGACTGCTTTGATATCGGGTGACAGTTTGGATTTTTTCTCTTGAGACATATATGCCATGTTGTTTCCTTCTTCAGTCACTGTTTCAATGACTTCATGTTACACAACCAACGAATTATTGTCAAGATGCTTGAGAAGTCGTTGGCACCACTGACTTCCCGGCCAGACTCCACTTCGTTCTTGAAGGTGCGTGATTTGATTTCAACGTTTTTCATGATAAAACTCATTGGTGGTTTAGTACAAAGACCACTATTAATCATCGTGAATCAACTATAGACCAAGATTTTTTAAAAGAAAATAAATGCACCTATGTAGTTTACTGATTTAAATACTGTATTTACTGAAAAATTCATCAAGATTAGTCTTTGTGAACTTGTAAGTATTTGTTTTTTCATTGATTTTGATGCCTGTTTTAGCAACGAAGTCAATCATGTCCTGTTCTGATGCGAATCTCATGTTGATTGATCTACATTCACCTTTCTTTTTTGCTTCATCTGGAATACCATCTGGATTAGAGTAGTGCCCTACTGCCATGTCATTCTCCTATAGTGTTTTTAGTTCCATACCATACTCATTAAGACCCTTGAACACAACATCATCAGTCCTAACCAATCTGTTCGTCTTAAACGAATTATAGTCAACGTAATGGTGCCAACGACCATACTGCCACTTCACTCGGGCATACTTTGGATATACGTTCTCCAACATCTGTGACTTGGGCAACGTTCCCTCTTTTGAGTAAAACTCTGCGGTGTTTCCTCCCTTGATTGCTTGAGTTACTGCCTTGCCGGTAAGGAATGCATAATACTGAATTGTTACCCCGCCCGCCTTTAGAATATCAAGAGACAAGATTGTGTCCTCGTTATATCTCCCGCGCCATCTAAACGGAATATCGTTTAGAATCAAGTTGGTGGAGTAGATTCTAGTGTTCATAGCAAAGGGTACCAGATGATCAGAAGGCACAGCAAAGAATCTATAATGTGGGCCACTCATGTAGACATTAGTGTACTGGTCAGCATGATCTTCCATTGCTCTGAAAATTGCACCATCAGAAACAATCACACGCTTATTTCCGTTCAGTCTATAGAAGTGATTAATGTTATCATCAGATACCCAATGACGTTTGTATCCTAATGCAGTAGAATGGTCCCAAGCAAAGTTCCGTGCAGCCCCAGGTCCCTTCGATCTAGTTGCACCAAGATCGTCACATGTATCATATTCGTCAAGATACTTTTGCGGAAGAATCAGGAGAGTTACCCATTCAGGATCAACATGCTCCTTGTAATTTTCATATTGTGATTCTTCGACAATCATATAATGCTTACATCCCATCCGAATTAACGTGTCAGATGTTAATCGAATGTCCCATCTGCCCTTAGAAGGAATATAGATTGGATACTTTGGTTGATGCTGTTCTGATCGATCGGAAACATATCTTATGCTTGTATAATCATCAGAAATTAGTCTAGGATGCCACAAAGACTTAGTTCCGTCAGATATTTTTTGGTCAATAAGTTCTTCAAATGAATCAACATCTTTTTGCGAGTCAAATTCAAAGCGAACAGTATGCCAAGCCTCTGATGATTTTGGTTCAAATTCTGGCATACCTAGCCAGTGATCTAGAGGATGATCACGATTAGCCAACTTTGGGTCATCCCAAACAAGATCGCCGAATAACGTATTTACTTTTTTCTTTGTTGCCATGTGAGTTTACTTTAACTTTTGTTGTAATATTATAACAGTAATAGTTAGGGGATGTCAAAAATAGATGGAGGAGGGCATCGGTCTCGATCCGAATCCCGTTCTTCACGGGACGCACAACTTAGCAGGTTGCCGCAGTCCCCGACTGCTTTACCCTCCAGTTTGAGGAGTACATTGTACTCCGATTGATGGTGGCTAGTGAAAGAATCAAACTTTCCTGTTGACAGTCCTTATGAGGAACCCGCTTAACATCAGTCAGCCAACTAGCCATTTATTACTTTAGTGCAGCAATCAATTGTCATGCCGCGTCCCAACCGGCTTTTGTTGGAGAGAATCTTACAAATACTTTTGAATCTTCTGAAAAATGAGGGTCTATCCATGACATTGATTGTAATTCTACCAACGCCATGTCCTTGAAGACAATTATCTTTCGACCCCCATAATTCGTACAACCGAGATACTTAATCTATGCAACTAAAAATCTCCCGTCTTGTGCTGCATGTTGTATAATGAACTTTGCCGGATCTGGATTTCTCGAATCGAACGTAAACGAATAACCGTTTGAAATTGGTGAAATTCCTATACCCATAATAACACCTCAAGAAAATACTGCGGGTTCGCCCAACTTATAGTTCATGATACGCTTCAACAAGTCTGCGGTGTATGATGCGGCCCAACCTTCTGGCTTCACCTTTGGTTCAACCTGACACATTCCACGAATGTATCCTGTTGCTTCACTGATAACACAAGATGACCCATGAATCTCGTTAGGATTGATATCCAAGTGAATCTCGATATCGTTTAAAACTTCTGGTGCTAATTGTAGATACAAATCGGCAATCAATTGTACTTCGCGCATCAAACGCAACGATGGGCGCTTTGGATTCTTGTCGTATACTCGTTCCCGAGTGATGGCGCCGAACACCTTACCACCGTTACAGTTGTTGATATGAACAACAACAGCAACACAATAATCTGCATACCATTCACCATCGATCTTCAACTTTTCGGAGTCGCAACCGATGTAAATACGTGATTCGGGGCCAACAGATTCCGCGTAGGAAATAACTTCTGCTAGATCAATATTTTCCGGTGCATGCATAATACTTTCCTTTCTTTTTTATACTTTCACTAACTGCGTTTTTGTAAGCCAAGCCAATTCGTCCTGAATACATCCATTGACAATTGTACACGTCATCAAGAGATTAAACAAACACTCGGACGAAATTGACGAGTAGAAACCACGCGGATCCTCGACATGCCACCATTTCGTATGCTTCGTGCCGGTGAAATCTTCAATTTTGAATCCACACAAAGAATCATTTACAATCGTCTGTGGTTGTAGATGATTCGGAATTCTCTAAGTAATCTGAATCTTATTGCTAGTACTGGTGTAATCCCGGCGGTATGCATCGACATACCAACTTTTATCAAACGAGTCCATGAACACTTTGGAGGTCGACCAATAATGACCAGCAATTTCCAGATGATCATAAGACTCCATCAACT